TGCGTGTTGGCCGTTACCCTTCTATGCGTGATGGTGGGCCGTCTTGGACAGGTGTTATTGCAGATACCAACGCGCCAGAGGAAGATCACTGGTGGCCTATTATGTCTGGCGAAGTTCCGATCCCAGATCATATTCCACGAGAGCAAGCACTGATGTTGCGTAAGCCAGCCAACTGGAGCTTTTATACCCAGCCTTCTGGAATGGTTGAAACGAAGTCTGACGGGGAGTTAACTGGC